CAAGGAGCCGATGTTAGTTTCCATAGAATAGCAGCAATGCCAAATTTAAACAAAATAGCCTTAGAAGATGCAAGAAAAAATGGATATTATTTCGTACCATTAGGTTTAAAACATGAGATGGTTACTGCTGGAATGGTGAAGGTTGCGAGTGCCCTACGCGCACCAGACGAAGTTTATGTAGCCACTTCTACAGGTGTGTTAACCAGAGCGCTTCAGATCGCATGGCCAAATGCCAAATTTACATCTGTTGCAGTGTCTAGAAATATGAAAGCTGGAGAATTAGGAAGGGCTGCTGTTATAAGCGAACCTAAACAATTTATGGCTTCAGAGAAAACCGAGAATCTTCCGCCATTCCCGTGTATCAGTACGTACGACGGAAAAGCGTGGAAGTACATACCAAAAAATAGCGGACGAGATATTTTATTTTGGAATGTTGGTCCTGAACCTACATTGCATAATGAAACATTATATGAAACAATTGATAGTTATAGAGACTGGGATAAAAATTTATGATAACAGGAACATTTAATAAAATACCAAAGAAGAAAAATAGTCACGGTTTTGGCTGGGCTAGAACCTGGTCAGAAAACCTTGGAGTTGGGATTAATCACAATGGAGATTATGTCGAGGTATTGTATTTAGATCACGGAGTAAACTTCGGTGGATCTCTAAATTTGTTTTCGGGATTCAATGATGAATTGGAAGATAGGATAAATAACTTCTTAGAAGCTAAAGTAATATATTCATTAGATATTGATATGCCAGACTATGGAGAGATGCTAAAGAAGCGCAAAGATGTAACAGATAAAGCTTGGTGCGATAAAGTGTCAGCGAAATGTAAAGGCATAAAGAGATTAAAATCTACAGATATTGTTGACATAAAATGGTTAACAATAGGTGACTCACACACAGCAGCGTATGCAAAAGAGAATTCTCTTGTAATTAAAACCGACGGACTAACACTCAACGGCCAAATAAACACAGAGTTTGAGTATGTTATACAACACATAGAAGAATGTTTTCCAAGAGGCATTACAATGTCATTTGGAAATATTGATATTAGACATCATGTCTGTAGACTAAAGGCTGATATAAAGCCTATGTTGAAAGCATGGAAAAAATTTGGTGATGAACTAGAGCAAAAAGGTATAAAGGTAGAGTATTCTACTCCATGGCCTATTGAGTTTGAAGAACGTAAATTACCGAAAACTGGTTATTACAAAGGCCAGGCTTTTTGGGGATCCCGAAAAGAGCGAATGCAAGTACTATCCGAATGGATATCTTGCATGGATGAACTAGGTATGACGCGAGTCAAATATCCTGAAGATTGGCTCACTATGGATAGTGAGCAATACGCCAAGAACAATATGGAAAGTGTTTCATCTGTACATTTATCTCCCGAATCATATAGAAGAAAAAATTGGGGAATTAACTGTGTACAAATCACTGATTTCATGTTATAATATACATATAATTAATTAAAAGAAGAGGAACTATGCCAAGCATTAATTTACAAGCACAACCGCGAAAGTTTAACAAAAATCGGAAAGGTAAGAGGGACGAACGTCCACCACAAGATATGCCGTTTGATGTCGCTTTACGCAAATTTAAAAAAGCAGTTGAAGCTGCAGGAATCTTACAAGATGTTAGACGAAAAGAGTTTTATGAAAAACCTACGTCTAAACGTAAGCGTAAGAAGGCCGAGGCCAAAGCAAGAACTAAGAGAGAAATGCGCATGTCAGCAACCTTTCAACCTAGGAGGAAATTCTAATGTCAGTAATGGATAAACTAAAAAAACAATCGAGAATTAAAAGCTCGGATATACTAGCAGATTCGGTATTTTTTAGTGAAAAAGAAATGACTGCAACAGAAGTACCAATGATAAACGTAGCTTTATCAGGAGATCCAGACGGTGGGTTAAGTCCCGGTTTGACGGTATTAGCCGGTCCTTCTAAACATTTTAAAACTTCATTTGCATTATTAATGGCAGGTGCTTACTTAAAAAAACACAGTGATGCTGTACTATTATTCTATGATTCAGAATTTGGTTCGCCACAATCATACTTCGAATCTTTCGGTATTGATACTCAACGAGTATTACATACGCCGATCACAGATGTCGAACAACTAAAATTTGATATTGTTGGTCAATTAGAAAATCTAGATCGTAACGATAAAGTTATTGTTGTTATAGATTCTATTGGCAACTTAGCTTCTAAGAAAGAATTAGAAGATGCGCTAAACGAAAAATCAGTAGCCGATATGTCAAGAGCTAAAGCACTCAAGGGATTGTTCAGAATGGTCACTCCTTATCTGGCCATGAAGAATATCCCTTTGCTTGCTGTTAATCATACATATCAAGAAATCGGATTATTTCCTAAAGCGATTGTTTCTGGTGGTACTGGCATTTATTATTCAGCAGATAATATTTGGATCATTGGAAGACAACAACAAAAAACTGGTATGGAAATCAAAGGATATAACTTTGTAATTAACGTTGAAAAATCTAGGTTCGTAAAAGAAAAATCTAAGATTCCAATTACTGTAACATGGGAAGGTGGTATCGCACCATATTCTGGACTACTCGACGTAGCTCTAGCTGGTGGATATGTACAAAAACCAAACGTAGGTTGGTATTGCAGAGTCGATATGGAAACCGGTGAACTTGTTCAACCAAAGGTACGAGAAAAAGATACCTTGCAAGAAGATTTCTGGAAACCTATATTTGAAACAACTAACTTTAAAGAGTTCTTAATTGGTCATTACCAAATAGGCCATAAACCATTATTAGACGTAGACTTAAATATCGAGCAAGAAAATGGATAGTCATTTTATAACTGTAGAACATCCTGAATCGGATTTTTATGCTATACATTTAAATGATAATTCTCCTTATGAAGGAGTAAGATTTATTTATGGAACAGTTTCGATTAAAGAATCTGTTGAATTAGATATAGCGACATTATCGTTTACGTATAACATTAACGATCCAGGTGATTTTGATCACGACACATTGAGAGAAGACGAGAAATTTAACAATTATCTCGGCGATTTATTAAAACATATTATTAACGAAGGGACAACATCACTTGCAGAACGAGATACCAACACACGTACTAAGCCATCTACTAAATAACGAAGACTACTGCCGACGCGTAATACCGTACCTTCAGAAAGAATATTTTGAAGGTTGCCACAAAGTAGTATTCGACTTAATCGTTGGATTTGTAGCGACTCATAATAAATTACCAACAGGTAGAGTATTAGACATTGAGCTTCAAAAAGTCTCAGCACCCGACGATATTCTAAATCAGTCTTCAATGTTAATCAACGAGATTAATACTCAAACCGATTTAGACACTGATTACCTTATAAATGAAACTGAAAAATGGTGTAAAGACCGTGCAGTGTATATTGCTATTATGGAATCAATTGGTATTATTGACGGCAAAGACGAAGAAAAGAGCGAAGGTGCTATACCCGAAATTCTTTCTACGGCCCTCGGTGTTTCATTCGATCAAGCAATTGGTCATGATTATATTGATGATTCCGATTCTCGTTTTGATTTTTATAATAAAACTGAAGAAAGAATACCTTGGGATCTTGATTACTTTAATAAGATTACTAAAGGCGGTATTCCAAACAAGACGCTTAATGTGTGTTTAGCTGGTACCGGTGTTGGTAAATCTTTGTTCATGTGTCATAATGCTGCGGCAGTATTACAGCAGGGCAAAAATGTTTTATACATCACAATGGAAATGGCAGAAGAAAGAATCGCTGAACGTATTGATGCGAATCTAATGGATCTACCTATTCAACAACTTGAAACGTTATCTAAGAATGTATTTGCTGAAAAGATTCAAAAGATAGCAAAAGGTACTATCGGTAAGTTACTTATTAAAGAGTATCCAACCGGTGCCGCGCATTCTGGTCACTTCAGAGCTTTATTAAATGAATTAAAGATGAAGAAGAAGTTCGAACCACATATCATATATATAGATTACCTGAACATATGTTCGTCCTCTCGGATGAAGGCTATGGGTGGAAGTATAAATAGTTACACTTACATAAAAGCTATTGCTGAAGAATTACGTGGTTTAGCAATTGAGTTTAATGTCCCAATTATGACAGCGACTCAAACAACCAGATCCGGCTTTAGTAATACTGATGTAGGACTAGAAGATACTTCAGAGTCTTTTGGATTACCTGCCACGGCTGATTTAATGTTTGCTCTTATTGCAACAGAAGAATTGGATGAACTAAACCAAGTTATGGTTAAACAACTTAAAAACAGATATAATGATCCGACTAAATATAAAAGATTTGTAGTCGGCATCGATCGTGCACGTATGAAACTGTACGATGTAGAAGAATCCGCTCAGTCTGACATAATGTCGGATATGAGTATCCCCGATAAACCAATCGCAACGTGGGGAGATAGAGAAAATAAAGATACGTTTGCGGAATTCAAAGTATAGGAGAAATATATGTTAAATTGGATAAAATCTAGATTAGCGGAGAGAACGTCACATGATGGTATTGCATTGATCGCAGTTTGTGGATCAGTAGTATTATTCGGAGGCTTAGCTAAGATGTTAGCTTGGGTCGGTTTGGTGTACGGAATCTACACATTAGTGAAGCAAGAGGGATAACCAACCATGTTTAAAGTTCGTGTAGTTTCATATAGTAAGCCAGCAATTGGCGTTGATTTGAAAGACGATTTGTTACAAATGGTAGCATATTGTGCCAGGGTGTCGAATCCTGGTAACCAAAATAATGAAGAGACCGCAGAGAAACTAGTTAAATATTTGATTAAACATCAGCACTGGTCGCCTCTCGAGATGGCCAGTGTCTGTATGGAAATCGATACGACTCGGGATATCGCCCGTCAAATTCTTAGACATAGATCATTTTCTTTCCAAGAGTTTAGCCAGCGATATGCTGATCCTACTAAAGATTTAAGCTTTGTGACCAGAGATGCTAGAATGCAAGATACCACAAATCGACAAAACTCTGTTGATATCCCTATGGAAGATTCTATTCATCATATATGGGAATCATATCAAGAGGTTATTATTGAGCGATGTAAGCATGCATACGAATGGGCAATTTCTGCAGGTATCGCGAAAGAGCAGGCAAGAGCTATTCTTCCCGAAGGACTAACAATGTCCCGCATGTATGTCAATGGAACGTTAAGATCTTGGATACATTATATCCAATTGCGATCAGCCAATGGTACTCAGCAGGAACATCAAGAAATAGCTAGGGCATGTGCCGAGGCAATATACCAAATATTTCCGCTTGATGACGTTATATAAACACAATTACATATAACAAATAGATATAAAAATAGTACACTTATTTTCAAAAAAAGGTGTACAAAGCCTTAAAAGTATGGTATAATGGTACCATAAACAAAATAAGGAAATATATTATGAATCAACTAATTGAACAAACCAACGAACTTCTAACCACTATGTCTAATGACTTAGAACAATGGTACTCACGCAGTGAGTTCTGTACTGATGAGCAGTATATAAAAGACAGAATGGAAGGTATCACGTATCACTTCGAAGAAGGAAGGAATTTCATTAAGTTACTCAAGTCTGAAGAGAGTCAATATGACGGATCTCTTAGATCTGGAGTTGTTGGATTCATAGTAAAGAAAAGTCCAAAAGCAATCGATAATAAAACAAATGAACCTTTCAATGTTGGGGATATGTTGATGGCTGCTGGATATAACGCGCCATCAACAAACTTCGCAAGAGGTAACGTATTGACTGGATATAGTCAAGCGAATGTCAGATGGACAGGAATTCAATAGGAGTAAATTATGAATTTAGAAGAAGTAATAGCAAATTTAGTAGGTGTAACACTCGACGAATCTCAAGTAAGAGATATCGTTGGAGCACCAACTTTAGAAGAAGACGCGCACTGCATGTGCGGTAAAAAAATTAATGAATGTGAAGATTCTTATGTTCACATGACAAGTGGTGTATAAAATACGTATAGAATCTATATACTATTTATGTAAAAAAGGTGTACAAAACCTTAAAAGTGTGGTATAATAGTACCATAAACAAAATTGATAAGGAATTAAATTATGAAAAATACAAATATAAGTGATAGCTACATAATGACTGCGCATACTAAAAGTGCGGGAGATATGTTGGAACTCGAAACCGTCAGGTCGACTGTTAAAGCGATAAACAAAATGGCTGCTCAGAAAGACAAAAGCGCGGATTATAGATTTCAAAGTGGTTGGACAGATGTTAAACCTGTGAAGTCTACTAGATACAGAGTTAAGTGTCAAGGTAGAGGTCCAAGGACTGCAGCTGCAATAGCTGATGGAAAACATCCTAGAAAATACGATCAGTCTCTTCCGCTAAGACACGCAGAAAGGATGGATGTTTATGTCTACACAATCTAATTTTAGAGCGTTTAAAGAAATAACAAGTTGGGATGATTTGGGATATAAAGTTCCAAATCATACCTATATACTTGATAATCAAGGTCATTGCGTTGGATTTAGATCCACTACAACAAAAACGTATAAGCAATTCAATAAGCCTATGAAGACTTTTTCGAAGTCACGTAGGAAATTCATTGAGCTATTTCCAGTAGAGAAATATATGCTCACTGGATATGAGCAAACAATGTGAATAACTATATAAGGAATGTATGATGAAACATATAAGCTGGAAAGTCGTAGGTATAGATGATAACAATCAAATTGTTGCTGAGTACGTATACGCAATAGAGCAACAAGCGCAAATATTCTGCCGCGGACTTATAGATCAAGGATACAACGCAATTTGTTTTCAGGTGGAAATATGATTGAATACACTGCATTTTTTGTACTAATGATTGGTGCGGCATGGTCGTCATATCTTATCGGAGTCAAAGACGGTGGAGCTAAAATGATTGACATGCTTGAGATTGTTGGCATTATCAATGTCGATGATAACGATAATGTAACTCCAAATAAGTTGTATAATCC